GACGGGTATCCGCTGATCGACAACGCCAGGGGATGGTGACCCATGCAGACGTTCTGGCAGTGGATGGTCGCGTGGCTCGTCTGGCTCTCGGCCGACCCGGCCGCGATCGACCGCGAGGCACCGAAGGCGGCCGCCGCGGTTTCCGCGGCCCGCGCGTCGATGCTCGTCGAGGCCCCGGCCCCGCCGGCCCCGACGCCGACGGCATGCGACTGCGGGGCGACGTGCGTCCGCGGAATCTGGAAGCCCGACGGGCGGATCGAGCAGCGCTGCCAGTGCAAGTGCAAGCGGTGCGAAGCGGAGCGGGCGAAGGGCAAGCCGGCGGTCTGCACGACCGGCACCTGCCGCTGATCGTCCTACCGTAGAACGCGGCGAGATTCTGCCGCGGCGGGCGGTCATATCGTGACGAGCGGTAAGGACACCGCCACGAACACGAAGGGACTCCCCATGCCGTCGCCGAAGCTCGCCCGCCTCCAGGATGACGCCGCGAAGGTCGCCGCCGAGATCACCGACCTCCGGTCGATCGAGCCGGCCGACGACGCCGAGCGGACCCGGATCGAGGAGCGGCTCGCCGCCCTCGGCCAGCAGGCCGACAACATCGGCAAGGAGTCGGCCGCGGAGCGGGCCCTCGACGACCGGCTCGCGAGCCTGCGGGCCGTGACGGGCACCGCGCCCAGCTCGCCGAAGCCCGAGACGGCCGACGAGCCCGAGGGCAAGACCCCCGACGTTCGCTCGGGCCTGAAGCTCTTCAGCTCGCGGAAGGCGGCCCAGGCCGTCGGCGAGTACCTGAAGGCCGTGGGCACCGGCGAAGTCCGGGCGATGGGCGAGACCTCGCCGACCTACAACGGCCTCGGGGCCGAGTACGTCTACACCGAGCTCTACAACGCGATCGTCAACCGGCTCCAGTACGCCTCGGTCGCCCTCCAGCTCGCGACGGTCGTCCGGCCCCGCGGCCAAAAGATCGATTTTCCGAAGGTCGGCGACGCCACCGCGGCGATCGTGGCCGAGGGCACGGCGACGACCGATCAGGACTTCGTGTCCTCGGTCGCGAGCCTGACGATGCACGAGATCCGGGCCTCCGTCGCGATCAGCCGCTCGCTGATCGAGGACAGCCCGCTCGACATCGCGGGCCTCGTGGCCGAGCGGTTCTCGCTCGCCTACGCCCAGCGGTTCGACGCCCTGTGGCTCGCGGGCCAGGCCTCGAACCCGACCGTGACCGGCCTCGCCGGTGCGGTCGCGGCCGGGAACACCATCACCGTCGCGGCCAACGCCGCGACGACCCTCGCGAACCTCGCCGACGTGGTCGGCAAGGTCGACGAGGCCGTGATGGGGACCAGTTCGTGGGTCTGCTCGCGTGCCGGCTGGGTGGACCTGATGAAGATCTGGTCGGCCCAGCAGACGACCCTCACGGTCGGCGGCGGCCGGGTTGTCCCGACGATCTTCGGGGCTCCGGTCTACCTCGTGAAGGGTCTGCCGGCGACCACGCTGGCCCTCTACGGTGACTTCAGCATGACGACCGCCGTCGGCCTGAAGGACACCGGCCTCGAGATCGAGGCGGGCCGCGAGGTCCTGATGCGGAACCGCCAGGTCCTCTACGTCGCGAACACCCGGTTCGGCGTGACCAACCACGCCCCCGAGTTCGCGGCCCGGCTCGCCAAGGCCTGAACCTGACGCGGCCTGATCCATGGGGGCCGGGGCTGGCAGGGATGCCGGCCCCGGCCTTCTGTCCATCCGGAGGGAACGATGGCGAAGCCCGACACGACCCGCGTCCTCCAGTGGCCCTCCGTCGAGCCGGTCTCGCTAACCGACGCGAAGGCCCAGTGCGGCATGCTCGCGGACGTGACGGAGTTCGACCGGTTCCTTCTCGACAAGATCGCCGCGGCCCGCCGGCTCGTCGAAAGCCGGCTCTCCGTGACGCTCGTCGCGACCCAGTACCGGGCGACATGGCAGGCCGGCGGTAGCGTGCTGCACCTGCCGGCCCCGCCCGTGCTGATCTCGGCGACCTACCCGATCACGGTCACGGTCTCCGGCGTCGCCCTGGCGGCCGCCGACTACGAGGTCGACCAGGACGCGTTCCCCGCCACGCTGACGCTCGACACGGCCACGAATGAGAAGGTCGTCGTCACCTACTGGGCCGGGGCGGCCCCGGGCTCCCAGATCGAGCCGATGATCCGCTCGGCGATCCTGGCCTACGTCAACCACCAGTTCGAGAACCGCGGCGTCCTGAACACCGAGGGCGGCGGCGAGCTGCCCCACGCGTTCGAGACCCTGCTCGCGGCCTCCTCGTGGAACGGGGGCTGGTGATGCGGCCGTCCGGACGCTACCGCGAAGTGTTCGTTTTGGAGCGGCCCGTCCGCTCGCGGAACGTCGCCGGCGGCACGGTCGAGACCTGGGAGACCGTCGCGACGATCCTCGGCTCCTACGAGGCCACGACCTACTTCGAACAGGCCCGCCGCGGCCAGGTCGGCGGCGGCATCACGGCGACGGTCTACACGCGGTACCGGGACGACGTGGCCGGCGACATGCGGCTCCGGTGGCCGAGCCGCGGCGACCGGCTCCTCTACGTCTCCGCGGTCGTCGAGGTCCCGGGCGGCGACGACCTCGAGCTGACGGTCGAGGAGCAGCGGACATGATCGTCCTCGGGTGGAGCAACGTCTCGGGGCAGATCGGCGAACTGATGCGCCGGTACAACGAGCTCCCCCGCAGCGTCGCGAAGAAACACCTTCAGGCCGCGATGAAGCGAGCCGGGAAGACCGCGGTCCCGCTTCTGAAGAAGAACACGCCGAAGGGCGGGACGCGGACCGTGGGGTCCAACAGGAAGAGGGGCGGCTCGCTCCGCCGGGCCGCGACGTTCGTCGCCCGCTATAAGGGCCGGAACAGGGACGGATCGGTCTTCGGAATCCTGGGCTACAAGTACGGAATGGAGTCGCGGAAAGCGATCTGGCTGGAGTTCGGCACGACCCGCGGGATCGAGCCGCGCGACATCGTGAAGAAGACCTACACCGCGTCGAAGGGGATCATCGCCTCGCGGCTGGAGGCCGAGATGGTCCTCGCCCTGACGAAGGCGACCAACGAGGCGAACTCCCCGATGAACCCGCGGATGTCCCGCCGCGGCTCCGCCGCCGGCATCGCACCACAGTAGGAACACCATGCCCACCCCGCACGTCTGGCTGAAGGAAGCGATCGAGGCCGCCACGTCCTGCACGGCGTGGCCGGTCGGCATGACCGGCACCCAGGCCCCGCCCTTCGTGATCTACGCCCGCGAGGGGACGACCCGCGAGCAAGTCCTCGCCGACGCGTTCGACGACACGCCGGCCGCCGACCAGATCCACCCGGTGGCCCGGTTTCTGGTGGCGGTCTACGCCGACGACTACGTCGAGGCGTGGGACCTGGCCGAGGACATCACCGACAAGATCCACCGGTTCGCCGGAACCGCCCACGGGACGAATATCGAACACTGCCTGGTGCTCGACGAGCGGGACGGCCAGCCCGACTACCTCGAGGGCCGGGAGACCCCGACCTACACGGTCGAGCTCTCCGTCGAGATCCGCTGGGACGCGTGAGATTCGGCATCGACTGCCGTCCGTAAAATCGCACCAGACATTAGGAGCCGGCTATATGCCTCTATCCACCATTCCCAGCGGCGGGCCGACCATTCCGGCCGGCGCGACGAGCGTCTCCCTCAAGAACATCGAGACGGCCGGCGCAACGCCAAAGGAAGACGTGACCGTTCTCGGCGACACGGAACGCAAGTACGCCCCGCCTCCGCTCATCGAAGCCGGGACCGCTACGGCCACGAAAACGTGTTCCGTGTCGGGCAAGCTGCGGTCGAACACGACTCTGGCCGTGACGGCGGCGAACGTCTCGACCGGTTGGATCTGTGAAAGCTACGAAAAGAACTACGAAGTCGGCGCGTACGCGACGTTTTCGGCGGAATGGTCCTTTTATCCCGCGACATGAGGAGCAGTGTAAATGTCTGGCGATTCCCCGACGTTCACGAGCTCGCAGGGATTTTCCGCGTTCGGCGTGGCTGGAGCGACTAAGGTCTCGATCAAAGTCGCGCGGAACAGTAACGCAGTGCCGAAGCTCGACAGCTCTACCCTGGCGCTGGCACACGGTGCGAGCAGGACCTACGAGGACGGCCTGACCGACAACGGCCAGGCTAACAGCGCGTCCGTCGTGACTGTGACCATTGAAGGCCTCGACTCGCCTCCCGGGCTCGGAACCACCATTACCGCCGAGGGCGCGACGTGTAAGTGTATGGACGTAACGGCGGACGATGCCGTCGGTGAGCTGAAGAAGTGGACGGCCAACTATACGAGCGATTACGCGGCCTAATGCAAGCGGAGGCCGTGCAGTATGTCGACGCCTTCCTCGCAGGGAGCGACGCTTTCGTTCAATGGGTCTCGTCTAGGCTCGATCACGCGGTTCCGCGCGTCGCCCGCGTCCGCCGTGTATTTCGAGAAGACGCATGTGTCGAGCGAAGTTGTCGGCTTCGGGGCGGAGGCTCGCGTCCTCAAGTCTTACGACTGCACGGCCATTGACCCGGGGACGGTCGAGGTCACGCTATGGGGGTGTCCCCCGTACAACAACGCAATGGTCGGCCTAAAGGGCACCGTTTCGCTTTTGTTTGCCGGCGGGTCGCTGACGCTGCCTGCGTTTCTCGATTCGTTTGAAGTAACCGGACAGGTCGGCCAGTTCCTTGTGGGGTCGGCCGTGTTTCGCTTGACAGGAGACTAATCTTGAGTGCCCTAGACTCCTCGCCCGACGTTGTGGCCGTGACGCCTCCCGGATCTGCCGATCTCGTCCACCTGCGTTTTCCGACGTTCCAGGAATGGCACGCCTTGGCGAAGGCTCATCGCGAGCTGGAAGGGGCCACGCCGCCGGCCGAGCTGATCGCGAAGACGCTCACGACCTGTATCTGTGACGCCGACGGAAGGCCGGCGGGCGTCGAGGCCGCGAAAGTGCTGCGCGCGAACCACCGGGTCGTGATGTGGATCTATTCCCAGTGCTGGGAGACGGTCCTCAAGTCCGGGGACTCCGTGGTGGTGGAGCTGGAAAAAAACTCCGGAGCCGGGCAGGGCTGACGGATCGCTTCCTGTACCGGCTCGCCGCTCACCACCGGATCCCACACGTCGAACAATGGAAGAGGGAGGTCACGCTCGACCAGATTCATCGCTGGATGGCCTACCACCGGGTGGAGCCGTTCGGGGAAGACTGGATGCGGACGGCAAAGTCGACCCTGTTCATCGCGATGGCGATGGGGGCGAAGCTAGACGAGTCGTTTATCGACATGTTCCTCCCCAACTATGACCCAAGCCGCGAGCTGACCGAAGACGAGATCACCGCAAAGATCGCCGCGTTCGCGGCTACGAAAGGACCGTAGGAAATGGCTGCGATCGGTAAAGTTTCCGCGGTGTTTACGGCGTCCACGTCCGGGCTCACGTCCGGCGTCAAGGCGGCGTCGTCTTCGTTCCGCTCTCTGCAATCAGACACGCAGGGCCTGGCCTCGTCCATGCGGGCCCTAGTGGCGATCAATGGGGCGCAGCTGTTCGGCTCGATCGCGTCTTCGGCGGCGTCCGGCGTCCGCAGCCTCTTGGCGTTCGCGCAAGGGCAGGCCGAGGTGATCGACACGGCGAGCAAGATGGCGGCCCGGCTGGGCATGACGTACGGTGAGTTTGCGGGTCTGTCACTTGCGGCGGACCTGGCCGGCGTGTCGATGGAATCGGTCGGCAAGGCGAGCCAGAAGGCCGAGATCGCGTTCGCGAACGCCTCGGCTGGCTCCGCGTCCGCGACGGCCGCGTTCTCGCGGCTCGGCCTGTCGATGGAACAACTAAACCAAATGTCGCCCGCTGATCGCTTTGACGCGATCGCCGAGGCGATCGCAGCCCTCCCGACCGAGGCCGAGCGGGCCGCGGCGGCCGTCCAGGTTTTCGGCAGTTCCGGGGCGGACCTGCTGCCGCTGTTCGCGGGCGGTGCCGAGGGGATCGCGCAGGCTCGGGAGGAGGCCGAACGACTGGGGCTCGTCCTGACGACCGCCCAGGGCCAGGACGTGGTGGCGATGAACGACGCGTTCACGATGGTTCAAAAGACGATCGCTGGCGTGGTCCAGCAGGTCCAGGCGTACCTGTCCCCGGCGATTACGGCAGTGCTCGACACGTTCACGGAGTTCGTCGGCTCCGTCGGCGGGGCCAACATCGGCCAGGCGATCGGCGACGGGATCCTTCAGGGGGCAAGGTTTCTTGCCGGGGTCGGGGACTACATCATTCAAAACTTTGGGAGCGTGTTCTCGTTCCTCTCGAATGTGGGCGCGCAGTGGGGCGTGGTCGTGGACGCCTTCAACCGTACGGCCAGTTTTTTGTCTGGCGTTTTCAGCGCCGCCCAGGCCCTGTTCCTCGGCATCATCGGTGGGTTCAACGCGGCCGTTCTCGGGCTCGCCAGCATCGCGCAGCAGATCGGCAAGTTCCTCCGGTTCGACACGTCGTCGATAGACGAGATCGTGGCCGGGTCCGAAGCCTTCGCAAGCAATATCAACGCCCAGATCGTGGAGTCCGGCGCAGCCTCGGCCGCCGCGTTCCAGAACGCGTTCGCCGAGACCACGCAGCCGATCGGCCAGGCGATCGCTGGGCCTCTGACGACGGCACTCGACGGGGCAATCGCCCAGGCCGAGGCCTCGGCATCGCAGATAGACGAGGCCTCGAGAAAGCCTGTGGAGGTCCAGCAAACCGTGGTCGTCGATGTGGCCGAGGCCCTGAAGGGCATCGACTCAAGGTCGTCCGAGGGCGTGGCCGAGATGTTCCGAATCATGCGAGGCACGGGCGGCGACGTGCAGGAGCAACAGCTCGGCGTGCTCGAGCGGATCGCCGATGCCGTCGAGACTCAGGAAGCCGACTACCCGTTCGCCATGGAGTAACTAATGGCCTGGGTTTCCTACGATCGAGTGGTTCGCGGAACCAGCGTGTCGGGCAGGTTCGGAGAGTCCATGCGGGCGGTCCGAAAGTGGACGATCCGCGTCGACTCACCGCTGACGACCGAGGCCGAGATCATCGGCGGCGTCACCGCGACCATGGGGATCACCTGGGGCTCACCGCACCCTCAGTTCCCCGAGCTGAAGGCCCTGGAGCTCGAGCTCGCGCCCGAGACCGACGACGGCATGCGGTGGCTGTTGACGATCAACTATTACATTCCGCCGCCAAATAAGGTTATCCAGCAAAACGGCATCCCGGAGGATGTGTGGGAGCGGTCCGGCGGGACGACGACAGTCCCGGCGTTCACCGACAACAGCGGGGCCACGATCACGAACGCGGCCGGCGATCCGCTCGAAGGTCTGGAGAAAGAGCGCGAGGAGACGAGCTGGACGCTGACGAAGTATTACGAGAGCGAGGTAACGCTCCAGGCCGACATCGTGGCGTATGCCGGGAAGGTGAACTCCGAGACCTGGGCCGGCGGGGCCGCGAAGACCTACAAGGCGTATTTCAAGAGCGCGAGGAAGCAGTCGATCTCGAAGCTCGACGGGGACGACGACGCCGGAACGATCGACTTCGTCGAAAGCCGGTGGGAGTTCCGCTACGAGCCCGACACCTGGAAGGCGATGCCGTGGGATGTCGGATTCATGGAGCTATACAACGGCCCCGTTTGGCAGAAGCGGGTGATCCTGGGGAACGACGGAAAGCCCGTCAAACAGCCCGTGGCGCTCAACACCAACGGCACGAAGAAAGATCCCGGCCAGGCCCCGAGCGTGATCAAGGGCGGAGCCGGCGTCGATCTGTACGCGACCGCAAACTGGGCCACGGCCCTCGGGAGCCCGACGATACTCTGATGGCACGAACCGTAAGACTCACCGAAGACGCAGCGCGTCGCATGGCGGCCGCGACCCGCGCGTACGAGCGTGGGAACCGCGACCAGTCCGCGGTGATGTTCCGCCAGGGCGGCGAGGACGGCGATCCCGTGC